ACGCCTTGACATAGACATGTTTATCACTATATTAATTTCTCATTAACCAAAGGAGATATAATGAAATTAAAAATTTACTCAATCAGAGATGCTAAGACAGAGGTCTTTAACACTCCCTTCTATCAGAAAACTCATGGCGAAGCAGAACGCAACTTCGCCCGTACTGTCGGTGACGACAAGACGACAATTCATGCTTACCCTGAAGACTTCGACCTATATTATTTAGGTGAATACGATGACAATGAAGGTAAGCACACAGCTTTGGACACACCACAACACGTGGCCAAAGCAATTCAGTACAAAAACCCTGAAGCCCTGCAAGAATAGCTTAAGTTTTGAGCATCCAAAAACGCAGCATCTATAAAATGCTTAGGTTTTACCCGTCAAAAGACGGGTTTTTTTGTATCTGAAAGGTTCCCGACTAGGGGCGGCTACTTCGACTACTTGTTGTAAGTAGCCGCCCTGACAGATTATACTGTCAGGAACCACAAGGAGTATGAAATGCGACGCAAAAAAATGTCCAAAGGACATTCTAAGAAAGTATTTAAGAAAAACACTGGAATCAACAAGATGAACAACCACAACCCCCGCTTAATTCGCGGTGGAATAAGGTTATAAAAAAGGGCCCGTACAATGAGATGCACGAGCCCCATAAGAGCTGGTTTTGACCAACTCGGAGATATAACCTATTCTAGCAAAAAAATGTCACAGGAGCTAGCCTCATTCGAATTTGAATGTAGGAAATGCCTACCCTGTAGACTCAATATCGCACGAGAGAAAGCCGTGCGCTGTTACCATGAAGCACAATGTCACGAAGACAACATTTTCTTAACACTTACTTACGATGATGAGAATCTTAAATCATCGAAACTAATTTACAAAGACTGGCAAGACTTTATCAAAAGACTGAGAGAGAGAATCACACGTGATGTAACGACGAAAGAAGTCCGGGACACCTTATACACTCCATATATGGTAACAGGTGAATATGGCGAAATAAACAAGCGCCCACATTGGCACGCTATTATCTTTAACTATCGCCCAAAGGACGCCAAGCACAAGTACACCACTGACCATGGAGAACTTGTACATGAAAGCGAGGAGATCAACAAGCTATGGGGCAAAGGGATAGCAGAATTCGGAACCGTAACAATGGACTCCGCCAGTTACGTAGCGCGATACGCCGCAAAAAAATTAGTACACGGCAAAGACCAAGACCACGACTTCCATCCTATACACAAGACGAGCTGCAAAAGAGCTATAGGCAGGTCATGGATTGAGAAACACTGGAAGCACGCCTTTGGAAATGGATTCGTTGTTTTAAACAACGGAGAAAAGACCAAGATACCGCGTTATTATGTAGACTGGCTCAAAAAAACAAACTTGGAAGAATATTTCAAGTATGTTAATGGGCCTCAAAAACGTACGATTGAACTTGCGGAGAAAACGCAAAGAAAGGAGGAGTTGGAACACTTAGCGAACATTATGACTTACAAAGGAGATGCGCCGTATCCTTTAACACGGCCAAGAGTTAAAGAAACCTGTTTGAATGCAAAATTCAAACGCTTACAAGAGGAACTTAAATTATGATGTCATTAGATCAGCCCTCATTGGGCAATAGACACTCTCAACATGCGTTTAGCCAGGTGCCAAACGTAAACCTTCAACGATCAAAATTTGATCGCTCTTTCGCAAGCAAAGATACTTTTGATTTCGATCAACTAGTACCAATCTTTGTTGACGAAATACTCCCAGGAGATTCAGTAAACCTTAATGTTAAATCCTTTGCTAGGTTAGCAACACAAGCTAAGCCAGTAATGGACAATATGTATATGGATTACTTTTTCTTCTTCGTACCGTCCCGTCTTCTATGGACTAACTGGGAGAAATTCAACGGAGCACAGGACGACCCCGGTGACTCCACTGATTACACCATCCCTAAAATAACTATAAACACAGGTAGTGGGTTTACCGTTGGAAGTATTTACGACAAGATGGGATTACCCACTGACGTTGATGACATTTCTATTAATGCCTTACCTTTACGAGCGTATAACCTGATTTATAATGAATGGTTTAGAGACCAGAATCTTATAAACTCAGTAACAGTAAACACTGGCGACGGACCAGACGCCGCTACTGATTACGCTTTATTAACACGCGCAAAAAAACATGACTATTTTACGTCATGTCTACCCTGGCCCCAAAAAGGAACCGCGGTAGATCTACCTTTAGGAACTAGCGCACCTGTCTTAGGTTTAGGGACAGCAGGAACCGCAGCCACTCTTGAATCTGCAAGTTCAGGAACACACCGGAACATCGTTCTGGACAATGCTTCGAGCCAACTCCAGTACTCTGGAACTGGAAGCGTGGGAGAAACAGCTTATTTCGCAGATGCGAATCAAGGCCTTTACGCAGATCTAAGCGATGCCACGGCCGCTACAATTAACCAACTTAGAGATGCAATGCTCACTCAGAGCCTTTATGAACTAGACGCACGAGCAGGCACTAGATACACTGAAATCGTAAGAGCGCATTTCGGAGTAGTATCACCTGACCAGCGACTTCAACGCCCTGAATATCTTTCTGGAGGGTCTACCTCTATTACTCAACACCCTATTCCACAGACCTCAGAAAGTAACACCACAAAACAGGCAAACCTCGCAGCCTTCTCCACTGCTTTTGTTGGTGGAAGCCAAATTGGCTTCTCAAAATCATTCGTAGAACATGGCTATGTTTTAGGATTGATACAAGCCAGAGCCGACGTTACATACCAACAAGGCATTGAAAGAATGTGGTCAAGAGACACACGATTCGATTTCTTCTGGCCAAAACTTCAACAACTTGGTGAGCAAGCCGTGTATAACAAAGAGATATACGCACAGGGCAGCACAGTTGACACTGACGCGGACGGAACACCGGACGACGAAGAAGTATTCGGTTATCAAGAGAGATATGCCGAGTACAGATACAAGCCTTCGCAAATTAAAGGCGAATTCCGATCTACGTATGCAACCAGCTTAGACGTGTGGCACCTTGCCGAGGAATTCAGCTCCTTACCTTCCCTTAACCAAACATTTATAGAGTCGACAACGCCGATAGAAAGGTCACTAGCAGTGACTACTGACGTCCACTTACTCTATGACGCTTGGTTTGATTACAAACACGCGAGACCTATTATGACTTATGGTATTCCTGCAACTTTAGGCAGGTTCTAATGGACCCAATAACAGGTATGGCACTATTAGGGGGCAGCCAACTTTTAGGAGGTGCCCTCGCAAACTCTGGAAATGTAAAAATGTCCAGAGAGCAAATGCACTTTCAAGAGCGTATGAGCAATACAGCACATCAACGCCAGGTGCATGATTTAAAAAAAGCGGGCTTAAACCCGCTACTAGCCACCAACACCGGAGCATCGTCACCACCTGGAGCGATGCCTCAAATTAAAAACGTAGCGGAAGGCCTAGCAGCCAACGCAATCTCAGCCTCAATTGGTAAGAAGCAAGTCAAGAAGATGCAATCTGATATAGACTTGAATACCAAGATGGAGAAGACGCAAGAAGCAATGGCCTACAAAGCAACGCAAGAAGGCAAGCTTACGAAAGCTGCGATTCCAAAAGCTGAGGTACAAAACACACTTTACGAGATGCTAACCCCGATGATGGATTCAATCAGTAAATCGGGAGCAAAATCGAGAACTAAGAACAACCCTTTTTCTGAGCAAATCAGAATTAAAGGTAAACACCACCGCATACCGAGAGGATTAAGATGAAACAGATTAAGCAACGAGCAAACGGAACTACTCAAGTAGTTACCGTCAATGACTTACCTAGTATGACTGACCAGTCATTCAAAAAAGAGGCCGACGTAAATCACATAATTTCTAAATATTTACGCACAGGCCAACTCAACCACGTAGCACAAACATCTGGCTATTATGCCGATGTCAGTGAAACGAAAAACCTTCACGAGGGCCTTATCGACTTAGATAATGCCAAGCAATCTTTTTACGCTCTCCCTAAAGAGATAGTTAAAAGATTCAAAAACCCATCAGCTTTATTAGAGTTTCTGGATGACCCAGCTAATAAACTCGAAGCTGAAGCCCTTGGCCTTAAGTCCAGGGCCAAATCTGCCGATAAAGCTAAGGAACCCGTAGCAAAGGCAGATACTCATGACTCAAAAGACGAAAGCATTACTGCTTAAGATCTTCTATTTTCTAATCTCACTATTCAAAAAGGCAGCCTAATGG